TTGTTTTGAATTAAAATTGATATCTACTTGGTTTAAGAATATCTCATCATTTTTCAATTCTGGAAATTCCATACACATTTGTAATTTAAGTGGTTTAACAATTAATTCTTTATAGTTAGCTCTTAAACGGTTAATAAAGTTATTAAATTTAACTTCATCTCTAGTCATCTCGGCCGCATCACTAAATACATTACCACCACCATTTTCTTTATCAAATCTTTGGAAAGGAATTTTAGATGCTCTTTTTAAGATATTAAAGAACCAAGTTAACATATCATTCTCATTTAAGTTGTGACCTTCCGGTGAGACTAATTCCATACCAGGTGTACCAGCATCTCCTTCTGGAAACCACACTTGTTTATTATATGGTAAATGTTTTCTACCATTTATAGTAACAGTACCTAATGTATCATCCCATTCAACTTCTTCCGAGTAATCAGCAATTAATTGACCAATTTGTTCTTCAGCACGTTGTCTAGGTAAACCTTTAATTGGAATAGTAAACTTTTGATAAACAGTAGCGTTGATAATATTGAACATAATTTTAGTTTGTTCAAGAATCTTTAACTGATTATATGGTTTAATTAAACCCTCAAGATATGAAGTTTCAGAATAGTCATTCTGTGTTGAATATGAAATAAATACCAATTGAGAATCTAAGAAGATTCTTCTTAATTGTGGATCCTCTGGATATTGAATCCAAAGATTACCAATAGATGGCTCATATGCTGGAACTAATGTCTCAGGCCTTAATCTATTAAAGTGAATAATATTCTTTTTCTTATCATCCCACACAATTTCAATAGCAATATAACCATCAATTAAGAAATCTTTCATCATATTCCAAGCAGTGATGTTATCACCAAATCCAAATCTATTATAAATAATTTCAAAATACTCTTGATATTTATCTTTAATATCTTGTGAGTAGTCATTTGATAAAGGTCTAGGTGAACAAAAATCATTCTCATTATAGATAATTGCCTCATCAGAAACCGATGAAACAAAATCTCTTAATTCATCTTTAATTGAATATTCTCTTAAAATTCTTCTCTTATCAGCATAACTTCTATCCAAATAAGGAACTGACTTTCTATTAAGAACAGATGCAACCGCTTTGGATGAGAAGAAATCATACATCGAATTATTTTTCTGACTGTACGGATCCTCATTAATACCAACACCGACAGTGTTTCTGATAATCATATCATCATACTTCATACCGAAGTTTGATAAATTACGAAGCAATCTATTAAAAAGACCCTTATTCTCAACCGCAGATGAGATATAAGTAGAATTTTGATTTTGTTGATTTAGCGGATTATAAGAAGCCATAAAATTTTAAAAATTTCTAGTATATATTAAAAACAGAGTTTCCCATATATATTAAGTTTAACGACCATATTTTTCAAGGCTTTTCTTGATTCTATCAGCATGTCCTTTTAGTAGTTTGTAGTTTTCTTTTATATCATCTGAAATTTGATAAAAGTCTTTTATCAAAACTTTACTCATTTCAGCATCTCTATCAGCTCTATCGCCTAATTTAGCACTCCAAATCTCATAGAGTTTTCTAGGGTCATATTTATTTTTAGGGTGACCAGAATATAAGAATCTAGGAACTGCTTCCATATTTATCTTATGGACTAGTTGAACTTGTTGAAGATTATATTCAACCAAAGCATACTCAAATCCATAATTCATCAATTCTCTATAAACTCCTTGAAAATCAACTTCTAATAAATTATTGTTTTCAAAGTCTTCTTCTTTGATGTACTTATCAAATATACTCACCCGAACTTCAAGTGGGATAAAATTAAAATTAATACCTATTATAATTATAAGATTCTCAAATTTCTTAAAATCAACAGTGAAAATTGGAGAATATCTCATCCAATTAGAATCATCCATATAATGTAAGTGATAAAACCCACCCAATTGCATCTGACCAACATTCATACTAGTAACTTCACTATCTGATTTACTAAACTTATTATAGAAATAAAGTGAGTTATTTTTATAATTCTCAGCAATTCCATTACCATAAACCAAATTATTTAATTTAACTCTTTCTAATAATTCACCCATAGGATATTAATTTATAGATATATATTAAAAAATAACATTAAGGTATGTTAAATAGTGCTCCAAAACAACCAGGTAAATATCACCAAGGATTGTTTACTCCAAGTAACAAAGACAAAGTAATTAAATTAAACTCACAAGGTGGATTATACTATCGTTCCGGATTAGAACAGAAAATGATGGTCTATCTAGACAATAATGAAAAGATTATCAATTGGGGAGCAGAACATCTTAGAATACCCTACACCAAAACAGAATGGGTATCAGAAAATCAAGATTATAAAACATCAGAACATACTTACTATCCTGACTTTTATTATGAGTTAAAAAGAGAGGATGGATCAATTTCTAAAGTTGTTGCTGAAGTAAAGCCTTATTCAGAAACAATTGAACCTAAATTGAATCCAAATCCAACAGCTAAACAGATGAAGAACTTTGAATATGCTCTTAAAATGTATAATAAAAATCTAAGTAAGTGGACTTACATGATTGAATATTGTCAAAGAAAAGGATTTGAATTTATTATTATTACTGAAAAAGTCCTTGGATCAAGATAATAATAAGAAAGAAAACACTCATAATAGTGTTTATACCATCATATAAATTTATAGCAATATTTCTCTTGGTTGATAAGATAACATACTTAAATAGACCAAGAAAAATAATACCAAAGAAATATATCCACAAATGTGAGAATAAACCAATCGGTAACCAAATTAAATAGAATATCTTAAATAGATAGAAAAATAAATTTGGAATAGCACTTTTAAGATCCAAATTTGGATCAAATTTAGCAAAAATTTTATTACGATTGGTTAGTTGATACACCTCAACCACAATAAAAACAAGTGAAAGGGCATAGAAAAAATTAGACAAAAGGCTCATCTTCAAATATAGTTTTTATTTCTCCCAGATTTTTTAAATTTGTGAGAGAATTTTGCATTAGTCTTATACTACCAGATTTACTTACTTCATTAAAAATCTCATCAGATACAGACACCTCAATCGGATCGCCCACAATTCTATCATATTCATGTGGAATAGCATCTGAATCTCTACTTTCATAAGTCTTTCTTATGTAAGATTTACATTCATCCTTTGTTAAATGTAGTGAACAACCATCAGGACGAATGCCCCATCCACGTTCAGACTCTTCCCAATACTGTAAATAAACGCTTTTCATACTTTTGTGATATTTATAGTGATATTAATTAAACTCTTAAAGTTTAGCAAATATAATAAATAAAAATTAATTATACAATGAGAAAAATAACATTTCATTTAGAGTATATTTGGTTAGACGGTAATTATCCTCAACAAATACGTTCAAAAACAAAAATAGTGGAGAAAGAAATCACCGACGATATTATTGAAGATATTCAAAATAGTGAAACCGGAGATGTACGCGAACCATTCTATAATGATTGGAAAAAAAATCCAAAATCATTACCAATGTGGAACTTTGATGGATCTTCCACTGGCCAAGCCGAAACTTCTAAATCAGAATTGTTATTACATCCAGTAAATATTTTCATGGATCCAGTTAAACACAATGGATTTATAGTTATTTCTGAAGTATATAATACAGATGACACACCACACCACACAAATAAAAGAGCAAAAATGGTGGAAACTGTTAAAAAGTATGATCAAGAAACAATGTGGGGATGGGAGGCCGAGTATTTCATTTATGATAAAAAAACTAATAAACCACTTGGATGGCCAACAGAAGGATATCCTAGACCACAAGGACCATTCTATTGTGCAGTTGGTGGTAATAATGTTGATGGACGCGAATTTGTCGAAGAACACACAACATTATGTGAAATTACAGGTTTGAAAATTTCTGGAATCAATGCTGAAGTTGCTCTTGGTCAATGGGAATATCAAATTGGACCAGTTTATGCAATAGATGGTGCTGACCAAATGTGGATTTCTAGATTTTTATTACAAAGATTGTCTGAAAAATATGGATATTTTATTGAATTAGAACCTAAACCATATAAAGGAAATGATTGGAATGGATCGGGAATGCACGTTAACTTCTCAACTAAAGAAATGAGAGATGATTTGAAAAATAAGAAAAAGTTAGTTATTGAAGCTTGTGAAAAATTAGGACAAAAAGTAGAAGAACATATTGCAGTATATGGACCAAACAATGAAGCTCGTTTAACTGGATCAAATGAAACTTGTTCAATTAAAGAATTTAGATATGGAATTGGAGATAGAACAGCTTCAATTCGTATTCCTTCTTCAATTGAAGACAAAACAACTCCTGGATACTTAGAAGATAGAAGACCAGCTTCAAATGGTGATCCATATGAAATTGTAACTAGAATGGTCAAAACCATCTGTGGTGGAAAGTCAGATAAAAAATCTGATAAGAAAAAGAAGAAAGAACAAGAAGCATAAAAAGAAAAACCTCTCAAATTTGAGAGGTTTTTTTAATTTTATTAAATATTTTATTTATTTTTCTAATTCTAACTTCTTGTTTTGTTTCATATTGAATACTAACTTTAGCATCAACAAAAGAAGGTTGTGATACAACATCTTGTATAAAGTCAGACCAATTATATTGTTCGAAGTTTTTGGACATTAAATTGAGTGAAGACCCATTCCATCATTACTTGATTCAATACTAATCAATCTAATTTGATGGTCATTATCACCTTTCTTTTTATAAAGTTCATTATAACCTTTAGCAATACCACGTTTGAATACTTCTGTAAAGTAAGCGAAAGCATTATCAGATTTTTCCTCATTGAAGTTATACCAATTAGAAAACATATCTAACAGACCAGATTGATAACAATCCATTCTATCATCATTGTTATAATATCTCATTTTTTTAATTGTTCTTTTAGCAAGAATCTCTAACATCAATTTAGATTTGTTAGTTAATTTTCCTTGTGCTTTTGACACTATGATCTCGACAAAGAGATCTTTATTATGTAAGTAAATAGTAGTAGAATTATTTTTTATTATCAGTCCAACTGAAATGCTTTCATGTTATATAGAACACTGAAATAAAAGTTTATAAATAAAAAAAAACTCTCAAATTTCTTTGAGAGTTTTCATTAAATTTTATTTTAATTAAGCCTTAACTCTTTCTTTATATTGTAATTCTTTAACAGATTGTAATTCGGTATTTAATACTTCTTTTCTCTTGTTTAAGTTATTTAATGCTACAGACAAAGCGTTTGATTCACCAATCATCTTTATAGAGCCATTTACTTTATCAATGTTAAATTGAACATCTTCAAGCTTTAATACAATTTCTCTTTCTTTATCTTCTAATCTTCTTTTTGTAATTAATTCTTTACCTAATTTATTCTCATAGAAGAATGTTAAATCATAATTTAATTCATTTCTTACTTCATTTACCAATTCTAAAGCCGACTCATATTTAAAGAATGAATTGCCATATCTTTCATCACATCTGTATAAGAAAGTTGCATTTTTATAATTGAATGCAAATACTTCTAAATATGGATTAATTAAGTTATTAACTCTTTTAACCACATCCATTTCAACAAATTTATTTAAGTTATTTGAAGTTTCAAGTAAAATTGGATAGAATTGTTTGTTTACAATTGGAATAATTGGAGAAGCAAATAAACTTTCTAATGTAGTTTCTTTGTTCATTTCATCATCATTGATGAAGATAACACCTTTTTTATTTACTGATAAACCAATAGTTAAATTTTCAGAAATTCTGAAATTAACTCTATCTTCAGTGATAGTAGCATATCTCATACCAATCTCAAGATTACGAAGAGTTCTTAACTTATCATTATCTGTTACATGAGTCTCTAAAAGAGTTTTCTCAACATTATTCTCAGAAAGTAAGAACCAAGAGTCCTTAACTAAACAAAGATAACCTTCTTCAACTTGTTCAACAATTGTGAACACTGATTCTGATTTACCACCAGAAAGAAGATTAGATTTTTGTTGAGGTGATTTTGTTAAATTATGAACAAATAATTTAATTTCTGGAACCCAGTCATAAACTGCCAATTCATTAAGAACTTTAGACATTCTATCTTGATCTGATTCCAAGTTAATAGTTTGTAAAAGAACATTAATAGGCTGTCTGTAAATTTCACCTTGATTTTTACTATTTAAAACATTATACAAATGTTTTAATTCATATACCAATTGATACTCAGACACATCATCATTTAATGACTCTAATAAACCTTTAATTTCCTTGTCAAAAGTGTAAGCTTTTAGTTTCTCATTAAGAGACAAAACGATTGTCTTTTCAGACAAGTCATTGCAAGCATTAATGTGACCCTCAAGAATCACAGATACTTCCTCTTGATCAAGAGATAAATTTTTTCTAAAGTTGAATAACTCTAATTTGAGATTCTTCATAATAACAATTATTATTTTTTAATTTCTTTAATGTATATATTATAAACAAAAAGTCATTTTTTTCACTTTTTGTTTTAAATTCTTATTCATATCATTCTTTCCAATTTCTATACACACCATAGTATCTATATATAAATATTATAATGTTAATTTTTTCACTTTTGAGAGTTTATATCACGGTTGGAATTGTCATTTGAACTTCTCGGCCCACCTCCTTCTCTACTTTTAATTAAATCACTATACCATCTCGTTTTCTTAGGGTAAACCATCATATCTGGGTTTTCTCCATTAGAATCATAGTTATAAACATTAGACCAAGCTTTATTCTTATCATTACTAGAACTTTGATCTAATCTCGGCTTTCTATATGCTGGGTAATAAGTTTGAACCTCAAATGAAACTGTTAATTTAATTTGATTATCAGAAGTCATATTTTTTTCTCTATTTATTTCTACTTGATTACTATCCGGAATCAACATAACTGCATCAATGTTCATAAAGTTATGTTCAAAATACATAAATCTATATAACCATAATGTATCCATAATTGCCTGACTACATTTGAAAATATCTATTTCACTAGCAAGTAGTATAACCAAATCATATTTAACAGAAACCGGAACTGCTCTAACTTTAGTTAAAACTTTTCTAATTTCTTCTTTATTATCAATAACCATTTTTAACCATACATTTGGATTAGCAAACTCATCAGAACGAATATCAAATCCAGTCAAAGTTAAATGTCCTCTTGGTATTATATCGGTATTTAACTCAACATATCTGTTATTTGAAACAACATCATCGGTAAATGAATCTAATAAAAATCTTTCATCTCCAGTCATTGAGTAATAAAATGGAACATTTACTTCTTTATCACCGGATGAGAATCTATTAGTCCATCTAATTTCACCTTCTAATGTATCAAGTACACACACTGTTAAATCACGAAAAAATACGTCTTCAAAATTAAATCTTTCTCCTATCATAGAAGTATATATAATTTTTTACCCACCTCATAATTAATATATAGAATTATGAAATATTTGAAAAGATTTTTAGAATCTAGATTTGAGTCAGAAGATGAACTATCTGATTATATTTTAGAATTGATTGATGAAAAATTCCTAACCTTTTTGAAGCTCGAACTCAAAAATAAATGGGATTCTTCAGGAAATGTTATTATTGGTTGTCATATATGGTATGCTTATTCAATATCAAAGGATTTTTATAGAATCGATAATAGCCAAAAATTAGAAGATTTTATTAAAAAACTATCTATTTTATCAAAATCAATCAAAAGGTGGAATTTAGATTTTAGTATAATTAAAGATGAGTTAATAATTATTGATGAGGCTCCAGAATATATTACAGAGTTCATGATAGACAATACACAGAAACACTTAATTTTTAGTTATGGTAGAAATACTACATACTCATCATTTAGAGATGATAAAGTTTCACTTGGGTGTTATTTTAACCAAGATTTAGAATTTTTTATTTCACTAAAAGGTGGTAATAAACAAGAAAGAGAAGATTACATAAGTAATACAATAAGAACTGGTCAAAAGTACAAATTTAAATTAATAAATAATTCAAGTGAAAAAACTGATTTTCAAATAATTCCTGTTTAATTATGAAATATCTTAAATATTTTAGGGAATCACAATCAGAGATAACACTAAAAGAAAAATTAGAGTCTATTGTGATGATGTATCAATATCTTTGGTCTAATCATATTGATCCAGACTCACTTGGTAACTTTACTGGTAAATGCTCAGTATTATTTACTGGCTGTATGACTATTAATAGAGGATGGGACATTTCAAAGAAAGAAAGTCGACCATATGAGTTTGATGTTGATTGTTTATTAAATAAACTAGAAACTGATTATAGAAAAGAAGAAAAACTTAAAAATATCGAAGAACTCTATAAGTCAAGTATTATACCAAGATTTAAGCATACCAAAGAGGAAATTGAACAATTTTTATCACCAGTATTAAATTTAGAAGTAACTGGAGATAAAATTATAAAATCATATGAAATAAATCCATATTTTAATGGTTGGAATAAAAAAGCATGCTTTAGCATAAAGTGTAAATTGAATGAGGAGTTTCTCACAATGGATGAGCAAGAAGTTGAAACTAAAAAAGGCAATGGATATTTTGATAGAAAATATTTCAAAGAAATTGAAGATGAATTTTATTCTTGTAAAAGACTAATAAATTCAAAAATTGAAGAACTAGATTTACAAAAAGCTGGATTAGAATTTTCCATGGATGATAATACACACTTGGGTCTATACTTTAACTTCCACATTAGAATAGAGGAAATTTAAACTTTCAGAGGTATTCAACTTATAATTTATCCGAATTATAAGTTATATGAAACAACTATTACTATCAGAGAAGTGGCGCCCTAAAACAATTGAGGACGTAATCCTTTTACCAAGAATCCGTAAAATATTTGAGAACGGTCTCAACCAAAATGTTATTTTATATGGTCATTTTGGAACCGGCAAAACTACTATTGCTCGCATACTAATAGGTAAGTATCTCAAGAATACTCCACACATAGAATTAAACAGTTCATTCTATACATCTATTGATACGCTTAGAAGTAAGATTGATGACTTTTGTTCAAAGGTCTATATGGGATTTGATATGGATCAAGATATATCAAAAGATACAATTAAATATGTATTTTTAGATGAATTTGAAAGGACATCCATTCAATATCAAGACGCCTTAAAAGCTTATATTGAAGAGTTCTCAAAGAAAAATGTTAGATTTATCCTAACAACAAACCACATCAACAAAGTTTCACCAGGAATTCGATCTAGATTAATTGAAGTAAACTTTGATTGTCAATCACCAGAAGAAGAGAAATATCTTAAAACAGAAATCTATAAAAAGATTAATACTGTAATTGCTCCACAAGAAGAATTTGAAATTCCAAAAGAAGAGTTGATTAAGATAATCAATAAAAAGTTTCCAGACTTTAGGTCAATAATGATTGATGTTGATAACTTCAAACAAACTGGATCATCAAATGAATCTGGATCAACAATAAATATTAAATTAAGAAATGATTTATATGCAATTCTATTTGATAAAAGTAAGACATATGATGAGATATATCATTTTTTAATGAATAACTTTGGACCAGAAAAGATTGATGAAATGATTTCTCTTTTTGGTAGACCATTTATTGAATGGTCAATTAATGAAAAGAAATCTAATATTGAAAAGTTATTTCAAGTAAACTATATTATCACCGAACACACAAAATTGTTAGAAACTAATACCGACCCGATTGTTTTGGGAATGACTGTTATTGGAAAGATTCGCGATATTTTTTAACAACTAGCTGAAGTGAATCAAATGTATATATTAGGATTTAATATATAAATTCATGGCAGCAGTAGATTTTACCGATTTTTACATTTTATACAAAGACCACCCAAGATATGTTCCAAAAGAACTTATTGAAGATGAAGTTGTTAATGTTATTATACAGAAATATGAAATGATACTATTCACCAATAAAGGTGAAGTATTGGGTGATCCAGAATTTGGCGCAAATCTATTAGAGTTATTGTATCAAACTAAAGTATCTGAGTCATATGTTGTTAGTACTATAGATGAGCAAATTGCTATTTATATACCAGAATTAGCAAATACAAATTACACATTAAATGTTGTGTTTGTTCAAGATCCGGAGAATTACCAAGATATAATGTTTGTAAATCTTAAAATTGCTGACTACAGCATTTACGCACAAATAGGCAAGTTTAGCTAATAGAGCAATGATTGGCTGAGTAGATATATTTCCAATCTCTTTTAATATTAACACCTAAAGCTTCTGCTGTTGTAACAACATCTTCCAAACATTCCGAATCAGCACCACCAACAATAGTAACTTCTTTACCCTTTAACTTTTGAAATAAGTTATACAATTTAACAGGGCATTGAAACCACTGATGATTATTCCCAATAAATACTATAATAGTACCTTCTTCTGTTGGAAAATATTGACCTTTCTTTAGAGTCTTTTCTTGAGATTTAATCTGTTGATAAACTTCTTTACTTAGAATCTTTTTATAAAATTCAACATCAACATCATAATTATACCTCTTTTCGATTAAATCAACTTGATTAGGAAATGTATATAAGTCTCCGTTTACTGGTATTTCAGGATTATCATCATACAAATAATCTTTATCTTGATTCTTACCATCAACATGGTTATCAAATATTTGATAAACATTAGTAAAGTTATTACAATACTTTTTCAACTCATTCAAATACATTTCATTAAAGAACTTCTTAAATGACTTTTGAACATCAACAACCAATAGAGTAGAGTTATTTTTTTCAAAATTTTCAAATAGTTTAAGATATTTCATAGTGTATATATTAAAGTATGTGCATAAAAAAACACCGATTTACTCGGTGTTTTTTATAAAATGTTTTATAAATTAAGCTGGTAATTCTTCTTCACCAGTTTCTTCTTCCTCTTCTTGAGCTTGTCCTTGAGCCTCAGGTTGTGCTTGTGGCTGAGCTTGAACTGGTTGAGCTTCTCCTTGTGGAGCTACTTCCTCAAAACCTTCTCCACCAGTTTGAGCTTGTGCTTGTGGTTGAGCTTCAGTTTGAACTTGAACCTGTGGTTGAACTTGAACCTGTGGTTGAGCTTGTGCTTGTGGCTGAGCTTCAGGTTGTGCTTGTGGTTCAGTTTGAGCTTGTGGTTGAGCTTGTCCTTGAACAGGAGCTTGAGATTGACCTTGAACACCACCAACTAAAGCAGTTGCTGGAATTTTATCAGCATCAATACCTGCTTGAGCAACGTGTTTTACAATTTCTTCAGCAATATCCATATCACCAAAGAACTGACGTAAGTTCTTACCAGTATTATCTTTTACTTTCTTAACATAAGCATTAATTAATGACTGAGGAATATCAATCATACTTTTTACTTTGTAAATATCGTTTACTTGAAAAACAGATTCTTTAATAATCTCTTCTCTTTTTCTTTCAACTCTATAAGATTCAAATTTTTTGATGTGTTTCATCTTAAATCATTAATTTTTTAATTTCTTATTAGTATATATTATATCTAAAAAATCATTTTTTTCACTTTTAGTGAAAAGCAAAAAAGCCTATTAATATACCAAGTCCAACTCCAACAATCCCGGTTCCAATAGAATATGCTGCTCTTTGTAATTTCAATCCAGTTATTCTTTTTTCTTGATTAGTAATTATCTTATCTTTAAGTTTTAATTGATTTCCAGCTTTTTCTAGATCCAATTTATAATTTGCAATTTGTGTATTCAACTCTTTAATCTGGTCATCTTTCGCCTTGTTATTAGTTTCCAATGATTTAATCTTTGTCTCTAATATTGCAACTTGATTAGTATATTCATTAACCACAACAACATAAGCTTTGATTGTTGAGTCGCAACTAATTTTCATTTTTTGAAATAAAGAATATAACTCTAAATCATTATCTAATGATTGAGCTTGCTCAATACTTATAATTATACCTAATGTGTCACCACCAACAATATAGAAAGATGGATAATCGATAGTCTTTGTAGAATCCACACTTAGTGTAGTTTGTTGAGCCATTACAGATACACTTAGTATCAAGCCAACCAATAGTGTTAATAAATGTTTCATTTTTTATTTTAATTTTTTTCCTAAAGAGTTTAGTAAATCGACACCTTCTCTCTTAATGGGGGTTTCTTTAAGTTTTTTAATTTGCGCATTAATCTCGTCAACTTTGTGCCTTTCCTTATCCAAATCGACTTTAGCATTTGATAAGTCATTTTTAGATTTTAACAAATCTTTATTTAACTTATCAATTTTAGCCTTTTCAACATCAACAATTTGTTGAATACTATCAAATTTAACTTCTGATATTTTTCTAGCAGATGCCAATGAATCTCTTTCAGATTGAATTGAATTAACTTGTTCGGATAGTCTTTTATTTTCTTCCTTTAAATTTTTATCCTCAGTAGTTAACCATTTGTAAAGAAATATACCAGATGCGAGGAATAATACTATTATTATCCAACTTTTAGTATCAAGCTTCATATTAGTAAATATATTTTTTATAACGGAATAAATCCGTATCTTTGATATATATAAAAAATTAAATCTTTCTAAAATTAAATAAAATTATATATGTATAAAAGACTAGTTTGCTTTGACTTTGATGGCACCTTAATTCATACACCTACTCCTGAGGCTGGTAAACCAGAATGGGAAAAACAAACCGGCCTTTCCTGGCAAGGTAGAGGATGGTGGGGTAATCCAGAATCACTTAATTTAAATGTATTCCAACCACCTGTAAATCAATGGGTATATAATCACTACCTAAAAGAAACATCTGATCCAGATGCTTATGTCTTTTTAGCAACTGGTCGTTTATCTAAACTTGAAAAACAAGTGCTGGATGTATTGAAACTACATGATATTAAATTTGATGATGTTTTTTGCAACACCGGTGGTGAGACATTTAAATTCAAGTGTTGGTTATTTGAAAGAATAATCAAACAAAATCCACACGCTACTGAATTCACAATGTATGATGATCGTCACGAGCATTTGAAAGAATTTATACATTGGGCTAAACAACAACCTATCAAAGTAAATATTATTGATGTTGTAAACAAAAAGCAAATTTTTTAATATATACACATTATGGCAACAATTACAAAAGAACAAGTAAGTGTACAAATAGAAGATATATTAGGACAACCTTATATACTAATGTTACACAATGATGATCACAACACATTTGATTGGGTAATCGAATGTCTTATAAAAGTCTGTAAACATGACTTTGAACAGGCCTCACAATGTGCCCACTTGGTACATTTCACCGGTAAATGTGATGTTAAAAGAGGAGACCAAGAAACTATACAGAAAATGTATAATAAACTTAAATCAGCCGGTCTTTCAGCAACTATTGAAGAAGCATAACTAATTAAATATAAAATATTATGGGAGGAGATGCATAACATAGGAAAAAACTTAAAAAAATTTAATAAAAAATTTTTTTATTCAATTTTTCTTTCTATATTTGTTATATGAAACATAACAAGTTATACTTAATCAAAACTCTTTCTGTTAAGAAAGGAGTAAATCTAACTGATGATTTACAAGAAATGATTCTTACTAAAATTGCTAATGTTTTAGATAAGAATGATGATAAAGACATGATTGTTGAATCAATTGATGATAAAGAATTTATGTTTTTCAGACTTTCCTATATGAAAGTAATGAGAATCTGTAGTATCCTTGAACCATATATCAACTACTCAGTTGATGAAATCAGCGATAAAGTTATTCTTGGTGATGTAGATGAATATGATTTCATCATTGATAATGATGATTTATCTAAGTTTTTTAATTCTTTCCGATTGGATAATGCTAGTGTGGATGATATTTTAGATAAAATTTTAGATAAAGGAATCAACTCTTTGGATGAAATTGATAAGTTAATCCTTGTGAAATAAAAAAAAAGACAACCAATTGGTTGTCTTTTTTATTTTAGTAAACTTCTTAAATTATCCTAATGGATTAGCAGTTCTGTGAGATGCCCCACTAGCCAACGCTTGGAAACCAGTAACACCTGTTTTGTAAATTACATAAACACCACCACTTCTACTAGATTGTACTCTTAATCCACCGTTGAAGTTATCTTCTTCAGCTTGTTTGATTAAACTTTGTTTAGTTTTTTCCCAATTTTCAGCTTGTGGATAATCATCTGGGTTAGCCATTAATTCTTTTTCAGCTTCTTCTAAAGCAGCCATAAATTTATTTTTTGCTTCGCCTTTTGCAGCACTAGATTCATGTCCAGTGAAGAACTTCTTAACACCACCTAAGATTTCTTCTTCTTCATTGATTGAGAAGCTTTCAAATGTTTTTAAATGTTTCATATTCCTATGTTATTTTTTTTGTTTATTATATATATTAAATAAAAAAACTACTTTTTTCTCACTTTATATTCTGGATTATTAGCAATTCCAGATTTAGTCTTACTACCCCACCATCTACAGAAATATCTAATAGCAATATCAACGCCATTAAACTTCATTTGACCAGTAGCATATGGTTGTTCTTCTTGTCCTTCTATCTTTTCAGGTTGTTTATACTTATTTTGGTCTTTAGACACCTCACTATCATAATAGTAAAAAGTTAAAATCCATTTGAATTTTTCTTCCTCTGGATTTAACTTAATTTTACCAACTAACTTTTTATGTTCATCAAGAATATCAATTTCTTGTTCAGAGTCATACATCTTAGTAGATAATTTGTAAATATTTAAATACTTTTGATAGATAGTACTAAATTTTTTAGTAGGAGTAAAAGCTTTCTTTATCTTAGAAAAGAATCCCTCATTAAATTGCTCAAAGTTTTTAATATTTTTCATAATAGTATATATTAAATTCCAAACCAATTTTTACCACCACCATTCTGATTTTTATATTGACTCATAAACTTTCTCTGCCTATTGACATTTATAATAGAAGAATAATCAATACCATCTTTGTGATCACCTCTTTTAAGTATTTCTTTCCAAGAATTTAATGTACCAGAATCAACAATTTTTGATGCACAATCTTCTATCATTTCTCTAAAATCATATTTAGAAAAAACACTAGCAGCGTTAACCAAAGTCATCACCGTATCATCATGCCCAATATCAGCAGCATATCTAATATTACCAGATGATGTTATGTGTTTAACAAATGTTGTTATCTCTCTAATATTATTTTCATTTGTTATGATGAAATTCTTTTTATCCATTGCATCTTGATAATCTTTTACCAACATATTCTTATTTTCACCAACCTTTAATCCAACTCTTTCTTCTGTAGAATCAGCTCTATGTTTATATCTAAAGAAAACACTAGATCCATAATTATTATTTCCATCAAATACATAAGGTAAGTGAGCCAAGAATTCATTACCATAGTTATTTAACTCTAAAACAACCTTAAAGTTCTCATAGTTAAAGTACTCAAATAATAATGTGTAGAATAGTTCAGCTAATTGCTTAACTGAAACAAAATTAGACCTGTAAATAGCAATTTGCTCTAAACAAAAGAAATCAGATAGTTGTGTATAATTACCTTGTTGTAGTTCAACAGTTTCTTGTGATTTTGGTGATATTTTAAATATATTAATAATTGAATAGTCTTGACCTAATCCTTCCGATATATCCACAGATATAACACCTTTAGTTGAGTTTCTCATAATTGGACTAAAAACATCATCATCATCAACCCAGTGTAAGTCATCATAAGAAAATTTAAGACGTTTTGTTAATTCTGGTATTTCCTCATATACATAGTTCTTTTTATTATTAAGTAATTGTTCAATTAAATTCTCACTAAGTAAAGATCTGGTAGCGTTAACAAATCTCAATCCATACTCTTGATTGAATGCGTCTTCACCACCAATATCTTTGATAGCTTCTTCTTTCCAAGTTGTTACTTCTGACACCGCGTAAATTGGAAGTTCCATATCATCTTCTTTAACTATTTGAAACTCTTTAACTATTTTATCAGTACAAGCATCATTATTGTAGATATAAATAACATCTTTAATTAAATCTGGTATGAACTTCATCTCAACCTTAGTGTGTTCACCAAATTGTCTCTGAACCTGTTCAAAAATATATTCTTTTGTCAACCCATGTTCATACATTTTATGGTTATTTAATCTAAAGAATGTAACAAAACGACCAGGAACCTGATGCCAATAAACTCTCATTGGCTTATAGTTATTCTTCAATGGATCTCCATCCGGTCTTTCAGCATCACTTAGTAACCTATAAAATAGATTCATACCATTTGGGGTTGAAGTAATTACAATCTTAGAGTTCTCAATCGCAGAAACAGTTGGAAAGGCAGCAGTATAGTAAGGTTCGATGATATTACTCGGAATATGAGCAAACTCATCAAGATATAAGAAGTCAATAGTAAAACCAATCGCAGGAGTCTTACTTCGAGCTGATGATTTAATTCTACAACCATTATCAAAAATCATTGATTGTTGGTTTAGATTCTTAATACCAGCCTTTAGAAAGAAAGGTAATTGTGCATATATGTTTCTTATCTTATCAATAATCTCAATTGTAGTACCTCTAATATTAGCAACAATCATAATATTCTTATCATTATTAAATGTAATGAAGTGTAACATTGTGATAGCAGCATTGATAGTTTTACCAATCTGACGAGATCCACATAATATTGAAAATCTATTTTTAGTGTATAGGTCTAAAATATCCCTCTGATAATCTCTTAATTTGATATTCTGAACAGAACCATCTTCTGTTTTAATTCTACAGTATTTTTCGGCAAAGTATTGAATATCTAATTTACACTTGATGTACTCTTGGATTTCATCCTCGGTCATCATAAATGTTATACCAGCTCTTCGGTAACCAATTTCATTCTTAAACCAAGGATTCTGAAAACGCTTTACAACAACACCATCATTGATTTTCTCAGTTATATCATCAACTAGTTTACTAGTAAAAACAAATTTCTTTTCCTCGGTTGGTTTTTTAGCAACTGCCATAAGGAGTTAATATTTTTCAATATATATAAGAAACATTACTTTCCTATATGAGTAAGAAAGAAGAAAAGATAAATGACCTTCAAAATGAATTCAATAGAATTCAAGAAGAAAATAAAGATTTAGATGTTAGTAAATATCTAGCAAAGAAAGAAGATTTACCAGATTTAGGTGAAATTCAAATCTATGATTATGATTCCGACTTAGAAGATTCTCAGAAATTAGCATCCGAAGTTATGGAATCTTTAGTTGACCTATATTTAGGAGATAATCCAAGTATTGCACATCATGATTATGTTGTTAAGAAAATGAAGGAAGATGCTCAAGTATATGCAGATACTCTTTTTCTACAAAAGATGACAAGAAAGAATCTACTAACACAAATGAGACAAGTAGATAATGGTGACACATCAGCAAGAATGCACGAGGTGATAAATCAATCATTCTCTCAAATGAGAGATAACATTAAATTCTCACAAACACAAAAAACTGAACTAGAAAAGTTTTATAAAGAAATGAGAAGAGATTTAGGTCTTAATGAGATATCGGAGTCAATGGAACAAAAGAATATTGAACAACAAACCGAAGATGTTAAAGAAGAAGGTAAAATTGTTGATTCTAGAAGTTTGAATAATATGATTGATTCATACTTAAAGAACAAGAAAGATTAAAGTAACTTTCTAAATGACTCAAATGTTTTGATTAAGGTAGATAGTGATAATATTACCTTTTTAGTTTCTGTTTTATTGTAATGGTTATCATTAATCTTATTAACAAGCAAAACTGGCTTATAGTCAATAATATTCTCTTTAATGACATCTTTAAGTCCTCTATCAGTATTTGATAATAAAACTTCTAAAAGACCATTGATATCATCAGTTACTTTTAATGTATCATAATTATTATCATAGAATGAAACTTGGTCATATCTAGTTATCTCTTCATCAATGAATTTATTACCTTCTGTTTTATATCCAATCAAATGTTGTAATAATAATCTCATCTTTTTGAAATTAACTTCATCTTTATCTATATTAGAGAAGTTATCAGATATAAAGTAAAAATTCTTAATTTTAAGACCTTGTTCTTTTAATTTTTCTTCTAAATTATCAATAAGAGTTTGATAATTTCTTTTTGTTTGTTTAGAACAGATAATATAAATATCATCAGTTTTATTTTTTAATTCAGATATAACTGATAAATTTAACTCAAAGTTCATTTCATCAATGATATCTTTATTGAGAAACTCTTGTAAACTAATAGCCAAATTACTAAATTCAGTTTTATATGTTTTTGCTTTAATCTTTAATTTATTAACTAATTCGGTAGGCAACCAAAATGTTTTACCATTAAAGTCTATTTTATTGCCTTGTTTTCTATAAATACCACTTTGAATAAGATTAAAGTCAGATTTAGATATTTTTAAAATAGGAATATTTGGATTGTTTTTGTCAACAATCCAGGCTTGATTTTCAAGTTTAATTAGTGTGTCTATATCAAAAAAATGTGATCTTACCATAATCTTTTATTCTCACCGGCCTTTTGTATATTAATTGAAATAGGATGTGCCTGTCCATCAAATCTACTACCCTCATATGTTTTATCTACCCAGGTCACCCCACCAGATAATTCACCATCAAAGCTTCTACACTTTGGACAATACTTAGGCGCTTCTTCTTCCATATAAATAAAAGTTCCTCTGCACCAAGGACTTTGGCAAATTGCTTTTTTTTCTTCCATAATAGTATATATTAAATAAAAAACCCACCGTTTTGGTGGGTTTTTTATTTTTATTTTATATATCCTTGACTTAGCGCAAATTCATATAGAACTGGTAAGTTTAGATACCTCATAAATCCATTTTTAATATCCTCTAATGTTTTTGATTTTTTTAATATAGACATAATCATGAAACCAAATTCCTCTTGGAATTGCAAGTCACATTCTGACCAAGGTCTATTATAGTTTTGCAACGTCACCCATTCATTATCACCACCGGTTAACCAATATAAAGCTCTTCTAGGTTCTACTGTAGAAAAATCAAGTGGTAATTCTTTTTTCCAGATGGATCCATCCAAATTTGGATTTCTCATCATGATAGAAACAGCTTCTGCAATATCGGTGGTAATTTCATTACCAACCTCAAAAAACAATTCGCCGTTTACTTCTTTGCTGATTCTCACAAAGTTAGATTCTGTTAGTATTCTAACATTGTTATTTTTTGTGAAACGTTTTTTTCTCATAAAAGAAAAATGATTTTTTATATCTCAATCAAATTTATTCCACTGACAAACTTTCCTTTGAATGTTCCTCCTTCAAAGATTCCATTCTGAAAAGTTCCGTAGAACTCACCACTTTTAAAAATACCATAGTGCCAGTTACCAGAGTAGTAACTACCACCATACCAAATTAAAGTGTTGTTTTTGATTTCGATTTGTGCATCCTCTACTTCCGAATCAATTAACCAATGAAAGTTTTCTTTCTCAAGGATGTTTAAGATTTTATTTTGATTTACTATCTTATTTTCATTATAAATCAGCTCATTAAAACGCATATTCTCTTATTAATTTAAATCATTATTACTTATTTATATATTTGATTGAAATCTCAACAAAACATCTATATCTAGAAATTTTGAGATTTTTTATGATTTAGCATAAAAAAACCCACCAAGTTATTGGTGGGTTTGATAAGTAATTTTTTATTAACTATTAGACTGACTTTTTAAGAAAGCTTTTTCTTTTCTTGTAAGAGATTCCATACCAGAAGTACTGATTTTCTCAAGAACAGTATCTACATCCATATCAGAAAAGTCATAAAATTTAGTAAATGTGATTGGCTTCATTGAAGCAAAGTATTCAGCAAGTTCATCAACATAAATAACTTCTGTTGTTCCTTTGTTAATATAGGCAATTATGTTGAATCTTGTAGAGTCACAGAAAAGAAAATCGGCTGTCTTTTTCATTTCCATAAGTTTTTTACCAGAAAACTTACTAACAGGAATACCATTATCATCACGAAGTCTTTCAAAATCAACAACAGAATTACACATTCTCAAGTCAATTTTGATGTATTTGTTATCGAAGTATTTAGACATTTTATTAAATATTAGATTGTGATTGTTTATCAAAGATATGGAATAATTATTGAAATACAAAATTATTTTTACTATTTATTACTATTCTATCAATTGATAAACAAATATACGGAATAATTATTAGATTATCAAACTTTATCAGTATTTAAGATTTTTCCGGTGATATAAAATTAATATATAAGTAAAATTTTAGGCTTAAATTATGAAATATTTAAAATATAGAGAAGATTTTCTACATAGAGAGATTAAACTTGATGAATCAAAAATTCAAGAACAAATTAAAAGTTCTGAAATGATTTCAGAAGCTTTTGAGAATGATATCACTTGGGGTGGATCTTTAATTGGAAGACTATTTAACTCTATATTAAGAAAAGGTAAAGTAATGATACAAACTGCTAGGATTGGATCATTAGTTAAATCTCTTAAAGATGAACTAGATTCTTTATCTGGAGAAGTACAGATCGCATCCGATGAGAAAATAAAAAATAAAGTTTACTTACTTTCTATTAGATTTTTAGTAACTGAGATATATAATATTGTTGTTAGTAATAAAACTGTTGCCGAAAAGAAAGGAGAATTAGTAGGAGATGGATCTGAGGATGCTGGTCTTATACAAACAACTATTAAACAGGTTGAGGCTATACCAGATGAGTCACTCCCAAATAAAAAAGAACTTATTGAAAAGCTTAAAAGATTTAGAGAAGCATTACTTAAATTAGAAGTAAAAGCCGAACCATCAAAAGATGAAGAGGAAGATGATAATAGTGAAACAAACTTCTATAATCAAACACTCAATCTATTGAAATCAATTGTAGCATTAAATGATGTTATTCTTAATAAAAAGATTAAGAATGCAGAAACAAAGTTAGAGGTTGGCAAAGAATATATTAACCAAAATGGCAAGGTTTGCATGATTGTTAGTTTAGATTATATGATTGACAGACCAAGTATAAAATTAGGTGGAGATGGTATGTTTTTTACAAATGATGATAAAAAAAGTCAAAAAATAGAAAGTGATGAAGTTTTTGTTGAGTATCGTGATGAGAAAACAAAACAATATACCGGCAATTCTCCTGTACAAGTAGTTAAAAGAAACCAATTAAAGCCATATACTAAAAATGATACCATAAAAGATCAACAAGGTAAACCTTCACAAGTAAAACCAAAATCAATAGACAACAAGGGAACTAAAATTGGAACTGGATCTGGACAAGGTCAAAAAGAAGGAGAAAAGATAGAGAAATCAAATGACTCATATTATTATGAGAATGAATCACTTCCTATTTTTGAAGACACAGACCTTGAAAATAATGAAACACATGCTAAAGCTGCTTGGAATAAAGTATTAAACACATGGAATAAAACTGGAATTTCAAAAATGGTTCCAAGAATACAAGAACTATTGAAAAAATCTGAGTCTGGAAGTAAATTAGAGAAAGGATGGATAATGGACTTAGGTAAGCAAATTATGTTAAATAAATCAACAGTAGGTGCAAATCCTATGAAATTTGATGATTTAATTAAAGAAGCAGAAGCTATTCCTACATCATATAATGATATACCTAAAGCAATATCTTTAGTTAGTAGAGTTATACTTTCATTTAAGGAAGATATGGGATTATTAGGAGCATTAGGTGATGCTAACCCACATATTAAATTATTTGTCAACTCATTTGATGAGATGAGTAAGATATATCCTAATCTAAAAGCAAAGAAAAAAGAAGAACCTAAGAAAGAAGAGGAAAAGACACCAGAAGCACAAAATGCTTCACGTCTATTTAACTACTCTAAATTCTTATCAATAAATGAAGCAGATGATGTTGTACCTGAATTAGACTCTGAAACAGAAAAGTCCGAAAATGATGAGGTTAAAACTGCCTGGTCTAATGAGTTCAAAGAAGGTGAGGAGAAAGAGTGGAAAATAGAAGAGAAAGAAGCCAAAGAACTACAAAAAGAAACAGATGAGTTAGAGAATAAAGAAACTACATTTAAGGGTGATGACTATTATGATCACATCATAGCAATTATTGAAATTTTCGGCAAGGCTTACAATCTATATGCAACTACTGTTATTCCATCTGGTAGACCAAATGGTAGAATTTCTCAAAAAACATTTAGAGAATATGAATTTATTGGAGATGGTAAGAATCCGGGATGGAAAGAAGGAGAAGGACCAGAAGCTGGTCCATGGGCAGCAAAGCAAACATATCAAAAGTGGCAAGATGGTGTTATGGGCATTCTTAAAGATCCTAAATATAGAAAAATATTAGCAAATGTTAAATTTGTATCAGAGGCCGAAAGTTCAACAGGAACACCATCCAAAGAAGGTTCAGGAAGATCTTTATTTACCTTCATCAATGACCTAACAACCGGAAATGGTGAATTTAGTAAGATTAAAAGAGAAATGATGAATAAGTATTTCACAACAAAAGAAATGAAAACAAAGGGAGACAAGGAAACTCCAGGATTTGGGGGTAACCCAAGTCCTACTATTTCTGGAGATGATAAAGGTGAGACAAATAAATATTATTTAACACTTGGTAAAGAGATTAGTGGTATATATGTATCACCAAGAATGTCTGATTATAAAAAATCAGATAAAGAAAATAGCTCATTTTTGAATAATTTTACACTAGCTAAGTATAAAACAGATGATGCAAAAGAAGGAACTATTTTAGTTTATGTTAATAATTATTTTACAGTTGATGATAGTCCACACATTTTAGTAAAGTTTCAATTTATCAAGGAAGGAAGACAATCATTAATAAGTTCTTATTTAAAAAATAGTATTACAAATGACAAAATGGAATTACCCGAAGATATAAGAGAAGATTTAACAAAATCTATTTATGTAGGTGTTATCAAATTATCAGATGGTCATTTACTAACAGGAAGTACTCCAAATATAACATATATAGACGCAGTAGAACTAAACTCACCAACGGAACAAGGATTTAAAGAACTAAATATTAAATTGACACAGATTAAATATCTAACAAAACTTGTAGATACAAAAGATGGAAATCAAAAAAGAATAGTAGTTAAGCCAAAAGACAATAAACCGGACGAGTTTACAAATAAAGATGTTAAAGACACACTTGGTAAAATTAAAAATAGTGACTCTTTGAAAAAGGGCCTTAAAATAGAAGGAAAAATAAAATGATTAAAAAATACTCAGAATTTATTTTAGAAACTTATTTTCCTGAACAAACAGATTCTCCGGAGATATCTTCGGATATGAATAGATTCAATGATATTGAAAATAACATTAAGGACTTTGATAAGTATAAAGTTACTATTAGTAATATTTATATGACTTATACCGATGAGAAGGATTTAATTAATAAATTATCTGCT